ATCCGCAACTGTTTGAAGGCCGGTCGCAATCAAAGTGTTTCCCTGGCTAACCGCGCCGGTCGAACCGACATAATCAGTTGCCGCCGCCGTTGCCGCTGCCCAGGCACGCGAAACAGTCAGTTCCATGCTTCCGTACTCTTTCTCTATCACCGCAGACTGACTCTCGATCGCCGCAATAACAACTTCTGCAGTCAGCTCTCCTTGCTCCGCCATGCCCCGCAGCTCTCCGGTTGTTTTACCGAGCGCATCGGCCAGCAATATCGCCAGACGAGGGGAATTCTCCATCACAGAGTTAAATTCTTCTCCGCGCAACACACCAGCAGACAAGCCCTGGGTTAACTGCCTAATAACCGCATCATTTTCCGCCGTGCTGCGATTACCAATTGCCAGCGCTTTATTCAGGGTCGTCTGAACGCCCTTTAGCCTGGTCTGATCTCCTGAAAGCGCTTTACTTGAGCGCGATAAACTGGCATATAAATCTGCATTATTTTTTAATGTGGTTCCGGTCTCTATCGATGTTTTCAGAACAAACCGATCAGCAGCAGCAAATTCAGCCTGAGACTTAGTAACAAGTTTAAGCTGACTATCAATCGACTTAACCGCATCACCGGCCTTGATGAGCCCGGTAAATGCAACGCCTGCGCTGGCAACCCCAAAAAACGTGCGAACGGATCGCGTTACCCCATCCAGGCGCTGATCAATTGTATCAATTCGTTTTTTTACCGAATTGAATCCCTTGGCCGTTTGATCGCCCGCAGATATAATTATTTTCGTTCGTATCGCCATTTTATTTACCGATCACCAAATCCAATCAATGCACCCCGTTCAAAATCTTGAATCTCATCGAATAGTGAATCTATCGCCTTTCGCTTTAGCCGCCTCCCGGACTCTCTGGCATGACTCAAAACAACCCTAACCCCGCAATAATCTAGACCAATCGCCTTAACCGTACCGTCTGCCGGCGTTATATATCTCCATTGCGAAAAACATTTTAGAAACAGCTCGTATGCATTTTCGTTGTCGACATATAACGCAACCTCATCAATCCCGAGCATCTCTTGTATCTCATCAGGCGATGCGCCGGACTCTCGCATTTGAGCAACTAACTTGCTGTCGTCGCTCCCGCCGGACGCCCACCAGCGCCCGACGTCAATACGTTTTTTATGAGTATCTCCGGCGTTTTATTCTGTGCTGCAAAAAATGAGTCTTCCAGTACACGAATCCAGTCACTATCGTCCAACATATCGGCAACAGCGTCGTTTCCGTATTCGAGATCACCCTCTTCGCCAGGAACGCCTGTCCATCCCTCTAAATACTTTTCAGCCAACTCAGAGACCAACACATCAGCAACATCGAAAGCCGCCCGCTCATCATCCGTCAGCGACTTATCAGTCTTTGACTTTCCAGACTCGATCAAGCTTTTTCGCAAACCAGCCTGCATGATTCGATTGATCAAATCGCGCATCTGCTTATGACCGACTCTTGCCCAGGTAAAGACCGGCTTAAAATCCCCGACCTCTACCTCGACATCGATCTCGGTAAATACTTTTTTTACGAGCCCCATCGTTTAATCCAGAAGAATGGTCGCCTGGACCAACGGCTTGAAGGTAATCACCAGGCTACGCAGGCCGGCAACTTCGCCCTTATCGTCGATATTGGTGATTTGTGCGCTGGAGGTAGAGACTGTGATTCGCTTGAATTGTGTATCAGCCTTATCCGATACCTTCAATGCAACCACCACTGGCGCGCCGGTTTCGAGCTTGATCCAGAAGTTTTCAACATCAAGCGCGGGCGCTTTAATTGTCGCTTCGAGCGTCGGCTTATAATCTGAATAATCAAGACCAGGGCAGGTTCCAACTTCAGCCAGTTGCATACCCCAGTCATATTTGAATGCGGTTAAACACACTGCACGCCCATCAATGGTTGCCGTTTTAATGTGGTCCTTGATGAATGCGATCGGCTTCTTAAATGCCGCCCATGTTCCAGCCGCAATTGCCGGCGCAACACCAACGGCCGGTTGCAAATAGTTGCCCCGCATACCAGACACTAAAAAGCGAACATAGTCCTTCTCATTCGCCTCAATCGCCAGGCTTCCGCGCTGGCCATACGATTTCTGCAGCAGCTTGGTATCCGGGTCATATTCCCACGTTGCGACAGACGCCCTACCTGTGCGCAACGCATCAACCGTCGGTGGAATGCTATACGTTACGGTCTCGCTGCCCGGCGTGGAGTCGATGGTTTCATCAAAGCCACAGGCCTCGATAACATGCCCATTTGCCGGAGCTGTCGCGGCTGCTTCTGATGGCGCCGCCTCCATGCTAAAAGACGCCAGCGTATGCTCATCGACGTTAACTTCTTCCTGATTTCCGATCCCAGCATGATCAAGATTGCGCTCTTTGCGATCACCCGCATAGCGCTCCATATTGAAATCGCTAACCATCAACGCATCAGATTCGATCAGCGCCAGCGATTCATCGCCAAACGTGGTTTCCGCTTTGGTTAAAATAATTGACCGTTTCATTGTTTACCGCCCTCTGCTTGATCGCTCTTGCCTTTGGGTGTCGGCTTTTTGGTTTTGCCAGACCCCGATGATTTTTCAGTTCGCTCCACTTCTCGCGGAACACGCTTACCGTCTTTAATGATGTATTTAGCCATTGCCTTACCTCAATATTTAGTTAACTCACACCCCATGGGCCGCCAGTCCCGTTCGTCCCGCCGCGCTCATCCCAAGACCACTCGACACGATAAACATCAGTCCAGGCGGCAAATCCACCATTGACGTCCTCTATTGCGCCATCCTCGAACAACAACTCCGCGCCGTAGTAATCGAGATGCTTCCCGATCAGCGCATTAAAGCTTTTGTTTCTAATCACAAACAAATCCGCCTCCAGCGCGATCGTCTGAACCGCAAACCGGCTAATGATCTTCTGATTACAAACTGATGATTGCGTGCCAACTTCTTCACCGTCATGCTTTGCCCGGCCAATAATCACCTCCGATTGGGTCATTGTAGGAATGCCTATCTTTGCTTCGCTCGAATAAACATCCGTCAGATTTGTATTCGCGGTGATTAGATCAACGATGATTTGTAAATCAATCATGCAGCACCCTGCTTCCTGAGCTGAAACGCGACCTCGCGCTCAACATTTTTCTTTAATTTTTTCATGGCATCACGCTCAACAACACTGAGCGCATTTACCTCTTTCGCCATTTCTATCACTGTTGGCCCAACCGGTGTAGCGACTGGATAACGACCGCCACCCTTGCGCTCAAGCACCTTCCCGGACTTGGTCTTAAACGCTCCATGCCCATACTTCGAATACTTTGATCGCTTACCAACAATCTCTCTTGGGCGATCGCGCCGAATCTTCACAGATACCCCAACCCCACGTCCAACACGCACTCTATTGGTCGAAAACGATGAAAGTGGAACACCTTTATGACGAGGTTTAATCAGCGTTATTTCAGCCGTTAAGTCGTAATACCCCGCCTTTGCGTATCGTGTCGCCTGCTTAATCGCTCTAGCCTTAACAAAAAAAGACTTGCGTATGGTTTTAGATAGCGTCGTTCTAGCTGCCATGGCCGTCCGATTTACGCCGCGCAACATCGCCCGGCGCAATGGAACAGGATCAAGCGCAATCTTTGCCAGCGCCTTATCCTGTGGATCGATTCTGATAACAATACCGCTCACGGCGCCACCTCATGCAAGGCAACCGTGACAATGTTTTCACGAATCGGATACAAAACCCCTACCGAATACACAACCTCTGCGCCATGATTGCCGTCGACGAATTTCACCTGATCACCCACCACGACATTCACCGCATCGCCAGGCTTGAACGATCCAAGCACATCCGGCACCGCCGTTTGCTTTGCGCCATCAAACCCACGCGAAAACTCGTCAATATCATGCTCAATGATCATCTTGCACGCAGTCGTGCCACCAACCGCATGCCAGATAACAGCATCCTCGCCAAATCTGGCGAAAACACGATCATCCATACGGTTCATGGCAGACTGAGCAAGCATCGGCTTAGCCAGCCAACTTGACGTT